GTTAGCCATACTCTGTTAAGGAAACGGATAAAAGTAAATGCTGCTAGAAAACTGTCTAAGTTGAAATCCCGAAAGCGTAGACAACAAATAATTGGATCATTTAAGGGTATGGCTTGCCATGCCGATTGCAAGCATCTATTTTATATACTTACAAAAAAGAATATGAAGAAATTTTCAGAAATGGGTGTAACATACACCCCAGCTGACGGAAAGAAACGCTTTCCAGGTAAAGTAACACGATTGAGTGATATAGTAAACATTCCTATTGAAATACATGATTTTGAAACTGGTATAGACACTAAGGAAGGTGAGAACAGATATTTGGTATCATTTCGTAATCCTGCTAAACAAGAATGGGGAAAGTTCTTTACGGCTTCAGCGGAAATGAAGGGAATTTTAGATCAAGTCAGTGACATTGAGGATGGTTTTCCGTTTGAGACAATAATTAAAGGTGAAGTTTTTGACGGAGGTAAACGAAAATATAATTTCACCTAACAGGTAAAAGATAACATACGAATCCGCATCTCATTCGCTACTTTTGTTGAAAATCAAAATTCATAAAGATGGAAAAGATTTACGGCACAAAGCAGCGGCAGGATGGGCTTATACATACAGGCCGAACCAAATGGATATTATTTTATGGCTTTGGAAAGGATGATGAGGCAAGTGAAAGAGGTTGGGAGTACCGACATACATTTGACCACAGTCCAACACTTTCCGAGGTTAAGGAACTTATTATCTCTACTATAAATACTGCCACGCAGGAGAAGATCGTGAACGGCTTTATATGGAATGAAAAGCCGATATACCTATCTGCTGAAAATCAATTGAATTTTGCTGCTATAGAACGTAACAAAAATATTCCATATCCACTTACCCTAAAAATCAATGAACAGGAAGATGGTACTCCCATCTACTATACCTTCGATAATGTAGATGAATTTATCTCATTCTCCCAGGCAATGAGCCTGTATGTGATAGAAACTGTTCAAAATGGTTGGAAAGAAAAAGACAGTGTAGATTGGACAGTGTTTAATATAAAATAGACAAGAATGAAGAAAAAATTGATTGAATGGCTTGCGCAAAGCAACAGGTGGAAACATCTTGTTGGGGGATTTGGTATCGGTATTTGTGCGTTTGATTGGTTTTCTGCAACCTATGCAGGTGTACTTACTGCAGGTGCTTTGGAGTATAAAGACAAGGCATATGGTGGCAATTGGGACTGGATAGATTTCGGCTTAACAGTGGTCGGAACGTGTGTAGGACAATTAGTGAGAACTATCGTATGACGGAAGTGCAACATGTAACGGAGGTGGCTAAAGGCATTAGTGACTATGGCATGATGGCTGTGAGTGCTGCATTTTTTCTTTTGCTTTCAGCAGCTATGATGATAGCACTATTCAAATGGTTTAAGAGTATGATAAACCGCCTTCTGGAACAACAGGAGTGTTTGAATCAATTGCTTGATACAGTACAAGACAATGTGAGTTTGCAACGAAACTTAATGGAAAGACTTCAACCTGAAACCTTACTGCGTATCCGGAATTTGACGGGTTTCGCTTTTGACCTTAGTATCGAACAGGTTTGTAGGTTGATAAAGCGGGTTCGAATAGAGAATCACATAGCTGATCGTGAAGCAACTGTAAACAAAATACGGAAATCACTTCAAGTAATCCATGATGATCGAAAGAGCCGCTTTGACCCTTTTATATATCATGGAAAACCTCTGTCGGAATATTGTAATGAGAATTGGGTGGAAGATGTGGTGAGTGTAGTTGAAAGTGAAATCTATAATGAGGATGGAGAAAATAATGCACGTGCCTATACCAATGTGAAACTTGCATACGACAATATAAAAACGGACTTTTATCAACGCTTAAATAGTTAATTATGAAAATATTAATAGATAATGGACACGGGGAAAATACACCGGGCAAACGTTCTCCTGATGGGAAATTACGAGAATACCTTTATGCACGCGAGATTGCAGAATCTGTGGAACGAGCCTTGCGTGCGAAAGGATATGATGTAGAGCGTATTGTGCATGAGACAGTAGATGTGCCATTGGCAGAACGAGCAAGACGTGTGAATGAGATTTGTGCACGGTATGGGGCAACAAATGTATTGCTTGTTTCTATTCATTGCAATGCTGCGGGAAATGGCGAATGGATGAGTGCAAGAGGTTGGTCGGCATATACTTCAAAAGGTAAAACAAAATCGGATGAATTGGCCACTATGTTATACGAGGAAGCCGAACAGAATTTTGCCGGACAAAAAATCCGTAGGGATAATTCGGATGGAGATCCAGATTGGGAAGAGAACTTCTACATTTTGGTGAAAACCAAATGTCCGGCTGTTCTTACGGAAAATTTCTTCCAAGACAATAAGGAAGATGTTGATTACCTATATTCCGATAAGGGGAAGCAAGCCATCATTAAAACGCATGTAGATGCAATAATCAAATACGTCACCAAGTATGGGAAAACTTAAGAATATTGCAGTAGTGTTGTTTATGATTGTATTTCTTGCTTCGTTGTTTATGAATGTAGTACATTTTGCAAGTAGGCAACAGAAAACAAGAGATACAACAAGAACAACCTATGTTGATACAATACCATTTTATAAGCCCATTCCTAAAGACAGCTTTGTTATTCGATATGTTACTGAACGTCTTCCTACAGTCTCGAAATTGCCGGAAAACGTACAAAAATTGCCTGAAAGCGTATCAGAATTTCCGAAAAGCGTGAAAAATTTCCATGAATCTGTATCAGAGGATAGTGTAGATGTGATTGTTCCTATTACCAAAAAGGTATACAAGGATAGTTTATATACGGCATACGTAAGCGGATATAACCCGAAACTTGACAGCTTGGTATTACATTCGCAACATGAAGTGGTAACCATTAACGACTGCTATCCTAGGTCGAGGAAGAAACGTTGGAGTGTTGGTGTTCAAATTGGATATGGAATAGCATTAAGAGGGGTGCCGGAATTTACACCATATATTGGAGTTGGTGTATCATGTAATCTATTCAATTTTTAATTATGACAGATATTGCTTTAACCGTTAATAAAGAAAGTGTATATGAAGAAGTGGCACAGACCACAGCTTATACCGGGGCTAAGATGGACAACGAACTCGCATACAACCGTATTTTCACAACGGATGAGGATAAGAGTATGCTAGAGCGTTTTTGGAATGAAAGCAAAAACACTGCTTGTAATAGCTTGAAAAAAATACTTCTTAACGAAGTCGAAAGAGAGGGGATATATCAGCTTTCGTTGGGGTTATCAAGTTCGTTTGATGAAGCTTTAACAGAAAGTATGGAACGTAGTCTGTTCTCGTTTTTTGTTATGAATATTACGGCAAAGTGGTACACATTTACCAATAAAGAAGAAGCAACCGGATATGCAACGGAAGCGGCTACCTATATGGAGGACGTCATGCGTAAGGCATTTTTTAAAAAACGTCCTATACGTCCTACGTACAATTGAATTATTTTTAATCTTTATTTATTATGGCAGAAAACAAGAAAATATTGACAGTGACCCAACAGGTTAAAGAGCTTGTTTATGATATTCAGAACAAGGCATACTTGACCGGGCAGGCGCGTGAAGCAGAGGGTAAAAAGAATTACGAAGCTGCCTCTAATATGCAAGCGAGTGATGATGAGGAAAACAGTTACCAAATCCGTCGTTCATTGGCAAATGCATTTTCATCTTTGAAGAGTCTGCTTGGAGAGTATCTTTCAGAAGACAAAAGTACAAGCAACAATCTGATCGCAAAAGAAATTGATGATAATGGTGTACTAGAACTTGCATTCGAGTTGCCGAGTAACTACAACAACTCTTCGGCTGATGCGTTGGGCAATGGTATTCATGCCTACCTTGTAGATATGGCTTTGGGAGATTGGTTTGCCATTACTAACCCGGAAGATGCAGCTTCATACGTACAGCATTCGGCGATAAGTTTAGAGAATGTAAAGCGTGCGCTTTATAAACGTAGCCGACCTGAAAGACCGACTTATTCTTAATGTATTCTCATGGGATATTGTTGTAAGAAACTCCAGCAGACAAAAACAGTAACGCTGACATTCAAACGTTCAGAGTTACTCTATGACGTAGAGAACTACTCCTTTGTGGAAGGTGATATTATGGAAACGGAGAATGAACATGCCCGGCATCAGGTGTTTGACATTGGACAAAGTGGTAATGTGAACCGGGTTACACGTGTACTCAATCTTACCCATGCAGAATGTGTGGAAATGCTATATCCATATACCAAAGAGGAAATCTCGGACGAACAGGAAGCTCTTGATGATATTCTTGTAGCTCCCGAAGAATATCATATTGTACTCACTTTACCGGAAGATTTTTCTTTATCTACGGTGAAGCTACTAAAACATCTGATACACGAGTATCTTATCTGTAAGGTACTTGCAGATTGGATGAGTATAACGAATCCAAGTAGTAAGGCTAATTGGGAGGAGAAGATAATGAGTATCAGAGCTAAGATACAGACATCGCTAATGTCGAGAAAAGGCAAAATAAAACGAAAGTTGAAACCTTTCTGATAAAAGGAAGAGCCGGAGTGCATCACGCATTCCGGCTCTTTTGCTAACAATCTTTCTTAACCTTAATATGAAAAAACTAACCTATGTAAGTTATCTTGGTTTATTAAGCATACGGGGGGTGAATTGGACGGTAAACCCCAACAAACTTTCAGATTTGTCTAGTTTGCATATTAGTACAAGTCGGAATGCTTTGTATGGTGTGCCATGGAAACCTCGCATATATTTATCGGTACTACTCCATACTGCATGCCAGTTGAATAAATCATTTGAGCCATACAGAACTTGTGAGACATGGCTACTCTTGAAATATCCGCGTTGTATGATGGTGTCTATTGTTTTGAACATGTTTGGATCATCTATTTTGAACGGACGAGTGACAGCCAATGCAGTAATAGGTTCTATTGTGTTATCAGGCTGTGAGAAATTAACGAGATCATTATCTGAAGTCATAGCGAGTGCATCAGGATAGGAGTTTAAACCACTCATGATGTTACTATGCATCATTCCCCATTGCTTACTATCCATTGAATATAAGTAGGCATAGGTACATGATGGGTTGTGAATGATGATACGTTGGTGTATATAGTCGTAAATCATCCTACATGTTTTTAGAAATTCGCGGAAAGTTAGAAATTGAAACTCTGTTGAATTAAATCTTGTATTATTAACCAATTTATTCAAATGGGGTAAAGAATTGATAGAGAAAGCCAATTCACTGTCCAAAATATCCGAAATACATTGGCTTGTAGAACCGCTAATAAGCATAATACCACGGTCAGTCGCAAATAGTACAGCATTATCAATCTGGGTTATACTATCGGAATTAATACACACATCACGTGTGATAGGCTGGCGGGCAGAGTAGGAACCGGTAGAAGAAACCTCGAGGGCCCAAATTCCATCAGTAGAGAAACAGTAAAGAGGAAATTGACCAAATTGGCCTTGTGATAAAGCCTTTGCGGCTGAACTGAGTCCAATGATTGTACCTGTTCCAACAGTGCAGACTCCGAGAGCGGGAAATGAAAAAGGATCGTTTACATCAGAAGTATATATTTTATTTGGATATGGGATTCCGATTTCTGTATCAGTAATGAGGCTCATATCGGGGGTACTAGAGAAACTCGTGTTGATACTTCCGTATACTCCGTTAAGTGTTTCATGTTTATGTAATTTGCTATATGAATAGGATTTTACTCCATTGTTATCTATACGCTCAATAATAAGCTCTTTTGCATTGATGTTGGGATAAAAGAAGTATGAATCAACGATATTCATTGGTATACCGGAAAGAAACTGTACCATAACTTTTCGTTTCTCGGCTTCAATGAAGATGTATGCTTTATAAGAATATGTTTTCTCAACGGCTTTTTTAGTTTCGTTATCATACTCTCCATTAGCATATTGAAAACAAGATTCAAGTGGGAATGTCGGAGGGATAATAGTTACTCCGGTCAGATTTAGACGTGCGTTGTATGGAAATGCATGTTTTGCGACAATTGTTCCCATTAAATTGCTGTCACCCTCCATTACTTCTTTAGCCTCAAGTGAATTGAGAGCACCATTTTCAATAGAAACAATGTTCTCACCCGATTGTATTTTTTTTACGTCAATGGAAGAGATAAGGTAGAAAGGTAATGAAGAGTCATCATCTACAAGTGATTTACCTGACATTCCAAAGAAAAGTTGATTGGAATTGATTGATTCACTTGCATTATGACATCGATATATTAATTTACCGTTGATATTCTCATTACCGGAGTTAGCGCAATAACTTAAAAATGCGGACGAACCACCCATTGGTCCCAAATAGGCATATGGGGAGATTGATTTGCACATACTGTCCTGATCAACAGTATAGAGTGGGGGAGTGATAAATATATCAATACTCTTAACCAATTCCCCCCATTCGGCTACAGATCCTTTCACTTCATCGAAATTTGTTATCTCGTAATATAATTTTGATGCAACATGCGATACAACCATATTGAATTTGGTGTATAGACCATTGTTAACTTCATAACCTGTATAATGTATGAGATAAGGTATGCCATATGATGGGTAGACTTTTACTGGAGATGAAATGTAGTTGAGGGTTCCGTCATACATACGGTAGGCATATCTTATCATGAATGGGTATTGGAATAATCCTGCTGTTTTGGCATCGGCGGTATATTTATTGGTAAATGCCAACACAGTATCTCTTACAGCTTGGCTGGCTTCTATTGAGAGAATAAGTGAATTAAGAATAATAGACGGAGTAAATCCGGGGAAACTTGCAGATAACATATCCGAGTTTCCCATAGATGCTCTTAGTCGGAAAGAGAGCGATGGAAATACCGGGTTACTTCCCATGAGTACATATGTTCCTGACTTGTAGAGGGCATAAATTATGCCCTCAGAAGTGAGTATGATTAATGTGTTTCCAAGTGATGTTACCTGATAGAGTTCTCCAGAAATAGATACTATATCTTCGGGCTGCTTATCAGTGTCGTTAGAGGATAACCATTGTAAGGCGGCGGATTCTGTATCGTAAATTATGTAATGTTTATATACCGAGATGTTGTGTATGTATATCACTTTTTTCCCTTGTGGGAGAGTGAATAAACATTGAGGCTTTTGAATGCCTTTTAATACTCCATCTTCAGGAATAAGATTCATTGCAACTGACAAGTCACCATCTGCACATTCGTAATCTGATGGATTGGCAGAATATCCATTGTACTTAATCTCTTTTATCATATTACAAAAGGTATTTAGTGATAATTGGTAATAGTTTACCGTATTCGTTTTCTGTTGGTTCTCCTACACATAATCTTGCTTTAGCTGTTGCTTTACATTCTTGGAGAATTGCTGTACAAAGTCTGCTTGATGAAGTTCTGAAATGATTTCCTGCCTTATTCGTTGGGAATACCATCGCTTCATGCCTCCCGTTTGGTGAACGAAGTCTAACGTAAAGGTAAAATTCATCTTGGTCAATCATTATGTCCAAAACATCTCCGCGTGAGAGCTGGAGATGTTTTGCGACGCGAGCACTAATATCTATCCTTCCTGATGCGTAAAAGGTGATATCAGCTTTTCGGGTGTTTCCTAATATACTTTGCATTTGGCTTGTCGAATTTATAATAAGTTTTTCCTTGTGGAGTTTTCTGAATTGATACGGACAATTTTACTCGACAGTTATCGGATAGTCCATATTCATAAAGGATGCGGCCGACTGACGGACAGAGCGTTTCAAATCCTATACATTTATACTTGTCGTTGTATTGAATATCGCACATTTGGGTTGCTTGTTCAATAACTGGATTGATTATGAATCCGAATGTATCGTCTCCAGAAATATGGAAAACGAATACACGCGCTGCATCACTCTTCCTGGCATTATTCTTGATATGCAAGAACAAGTGTTTGGAAAGCGTTATAGAGTTGTCGGCAGGGTCGGCAATCACATAATACAGAAGTGATTGCCACCATAATTTTAACTTACTGATAATCATAGTACGAAAGTATGATGAATGATTAGCTTTTGTAGTTTAACTTTTTACTGACGCATTGAGATGTACTCGACGAGAACGAAAGGTAACTGTTTCGACAAAAGTAAACGATAAGGTTGTTTCGATTTCCAATCGATGCCGGTTAGCGGCTTCTTTTGTTGCAAAAATGTAAGAACAGATTTCTTGTTTGGTTGTACCTTTGGTAGCTACGATATTGGCATAATATTTGCGTCCGAAGAGGAACGCAATGATTTCTTTTAATACTGTTGAATTCATAATCTATTGGTTTTAATCTGTGAATAAATTCTTTTGTTCCGGTTGTTTGGGAGGAGGGATGATACTATTAACACGTTCAATCTCCCGGTCAATCTCGGCTTCGAGTGCTTTGCAAATTCGTAAATTAGCTTGAGTACGACATTTGAAATATTCTTTTTGTGCTTTGCGCATCTGGACAACTTTGGTAAAGAGTGTTTTTGCATCCATTATTTCTTATATTTGTATTGTTCTTTAAACATCGAATCCGCTTCCTGAAATTGTTTTGTAAAGCGGTTTTCTTTATATTCTCTCTTAAAAGTCACATATGGGACTTTCTTTGTGCTACATCCTCCTGTTAGAGCAAGAATAACACATACTAGTAGTATTTTTTTCATTTCTGTCTTGTTATATTCCACTCACTTTCCATAATTACGTGTTCACACTTATTGCACCTATGCAAATAAGTTGGAAAAGGGGCTGTTGTATAATCTTCAACTGCTATCTCTATACTACCACATTCCGGACACTCAATACTTACTTCTTTGATACCGGGATAGTCCCAGAAAGATAGTTTCCCTTTTACATTTTCGATAGGTTCTTCATAAATAATAGGATTAGCTAACACCCAGTTATAAACTTTTTTTTCGGCCCAGATAGAAGAATGATTCTGTACACAATCCACTATCTCAATGCTACCGATAATGGAGCCTGTACAAAAACTAAAATCTTTCCACTCTTTGTTTTCCGGTAATGCCAATAACTGCTCATTGGTAAGTATTGAATCATAGAAATTATCGTAATTCAAAGGTTTACCGCTTGAATGAATCAGTACCCTCTGTCCTAAGTATTTCTTAGGACACGGCCAAGTTCGGTTCTCGATGTTTTTAATACCGTGGACTATTAAGGATGCCCACGGTTGTTTTATTGTTATTGCTTTCATAATTAGTCTTAGTTTTGATATTGGTTAAAACAGATTCTTACATAACGATAGAATCGTATGTAGCCGAACGAATAAGAGGGACATTCTGTATTATCGGATATGTCAATTTGTACATTATAACCTTTCCTCCGCAAAAAAAGGGCAGCTATCTCATCAACAGTATATCGCTTTTTGTGAATGTCCCAGCAACTGGATTTCCATACTGTTTTAGGACTACCTTTTTTTAGGGCTTTCTTAAAGGTTTTAATGGCTTGTATGATTTCTTTTTTGTTCATATTTATTTTGTCCTATAATCTTTAATAAATTCCCACTTTTCGTTATAGTAAGCAGTTTCCCAAGTTGGGTGAAAATGAACTATCTTATTATAATTAACTAACTTTCCTTTTAGACCACCAGAGGATACTCCGATAACTTTCACGGCGTTTTTGTTTACAATCGCATTCATACCGATTTGTAGGAATGGCATACTGTATTGTTGCTTTATCTGTTCAAAAGCATATTTATCAGCTTCATTCATTTTAATTCATGTTTTGAGGATTATTATTTTTCTTCATTCCTATTTTTCAACTCCATTTGTTCAATTAAGAACTTTCTAAAATTATTCTTATATTGACTATGAATGATTTTATACTGCTTTGATAGATTAGGCAGTTGCTTATACCCCTTACTATGTAAGAACTTGGCTACAAGTTCAACCTTTTCATGGTTATCAAAGCCTCTGTCCTTGCACATATTTGAGATACATATATTCGCCTTGCTTGTTGGCTTCTTTATAATAGGTAGAGCGTTGCGTCTGCCATAAGCGTGGGTTCTTGGATAGCCAACTCCTTCACCCAAGTATTCGCCTGTTATGTAATCAAATTCCCCATTTATTAAACTTTCTGCTATTTCTCCCATTATATTTCTCCTTTTTTGATTTTTATTGATTATTATTACCCATATCATAGGAATTGTCTCCCTCTATTTCAATTCCATCTTCACAAGCTACATTCTCACAGAATGCCTCTTTTTGATGGAATTCACACCATCCGTTACCGAATGAATCTTCATTGGTGAATAGCTTGCATTCGCCACATACTTGTTTATCATCCATATAAATGTTACTTTCTGTTTTGATTTATTTGTTATGTAATTGTAAAAGTCCTCTGAATGTAATACGCCTGTGTATCATATCTTGTCGTAAACGGTGTATTCTTTCATCTGAATAGTCTGCAAATATCTGATTTCTTTGTTTCTCCTGTAGTATGCAGTACAAGGAATCAGCTCTAATAAAATTATCTTTCCGCAGGTACTTTTCAGCACAATGAGGACACATACAATCAAGCGTGATATTCTCTTTGTTAAGTCGTGGATGAAGAATAGAATAAGCTTTTTCAATATCAATGTCTGATACTTTTTGTATTGCGTCATCAAAGAAAGCATCAAAGCCGGTCAGACAATTCCCGTAGTAAAATGGACGTTTCAGAACTTTGTAAATGCCGGGTGATTTTCCTACCTCTTTAGAATTTGTCTTTGATATGAAAAAATAATCTGTCATTTCGTCAATCTCCCAAGATTCTTCGCAAATAGGGCATGTAGTCCGATATTCTTCATCATAGCACTCTTCACAGAGAACTTCTTTACGTTCAACTGATACATCGGGAAAATCATCGAGTTCAAATATGGACTTTCCGCAATGGTCGCATTCGCAATCATGCTCTATGATAAGCTGTATCTGTGCATCGTCAAACCTATGCGGACTTGAATTGTATTCAGTCTTGGCATGATTCACTATTTTATCTTTTAATTTGCTCATATTTCCTTTGTTATGAGGGGTTATACAATTCATATCCATTATCCCAAAGACTATCACTGCGAAAATTGAAGAAATCTTCCAAAGAGATACGTACACCATCTTCTAAAAGAAGAAATCCGTTTTCAATAGTCATCCATTCGTCAGAGGAAAAGAAACGGTGCGTAACCTTCTTACCCTCTTTCATTGCTTGTATAGCTTCTTCTTTGCTCATTACTTATTTATTTTTAATTATTCGACTTGTTCCTCACCTTCACGTATTAGGGTAAAAGGTAGTTTGGTACCACAATTCACACAATAAGCTGTTTTACTCTTGTTTAAGGAAACTCCATCGGAATATTCCCCACCGGAATATGTACCGTCAGAATTATGCACACTCGTGTAACTCATTCTAAACAGATCACTATACTGATAACCGTAAAAACCATTGCAATAAGGGCAAGGAAGCGGTTGTGCTTCAGTTACTTTTATGGAGATTTTTTTGCTCATTTCTACTTTGTTTTACTATAATTCTATGCTGCTACTTTTCTCAATTCGCGTAGTTTCTTGCTGACTGCTTCACAAAGAACTCGCGCCATTGTAACCTCTACGGCATTTCCTATGAATTTCTTTTGGTCGGCTTGTGTTCCGATTAACACATAGTTTTCTGGAAACCCCATAATACGCTTTAGCTCTGGTATGCGTAGCATCCGCATTTTAATATCAACTATCCCGTATAAGCCCATGAACTCTTTTATTTTTTTGGTCATAGGGCTGTCGGTATCATAAATCTCGATTGCCACACGTCCAGTTTCGGTTGCGACCAAATAAGGCGGCATTTTATCCATACGTGCTATGAGAGTGAAGCATGGGTTATCAATGGAACCACCTGCACTATTAAATTGAGGGTTCATTAGGTAGTGCCACTTTCTATTTGCAGTGATTGTTTGTGCGGGATCTTCTATGCTACTACCAACGTTGGAGAAGTTTGTATTCATAATCCACGGCTTGCAGCTAACAAGATTGTATTTAGGATTGGCGGTAATACATCCAAGCGGCTTTTCTGTAGATGAAGGTTTGCTGTTTCCATATTGCTGGTCTATGAAATATGGAGAAACGAGAGAGAACCGATCCTTTGTTGTTACGGTTGCAGACGGTTCGTTTATTGAGCGGTTAAATCCGTTACCGTAATGAGCTGATACAAACGCATGATGATCTTTGCATGTAATTGTTCCGGCTGGTTCATTAATAGAAACATTCTTGCTTTCGGGGTGTCCACTGAACTGTTTTGAAAGAAAGCATACCTGTGCAACTCCCAGTCTGTTTTGCGTAGCTACTACCGGGCATGGTTCATCAATCCCAGGAGCATTGTATTTTCCAGTCCGACTCATGGAATTATATTTGATAAGAAAAGCATCTTTGCCTCCGGCTACAAATTTTATCAGGCCGGCATAAATACGTTCCATTGTCTTTTCAGCAAGTGGTTTCTCACGAAAAATACTTGTTCCTTCATCGGAAAAATCCAATATCTCTTTAACCGGGCGCCACTTTTCCAAATGACCAAACATATCTTGTTTACCGTTTTTGCAGTGAGTGGGTTGCGGAAATACTATCGGTAATCCATTTTTGGCAAATATACCAAAGAAGCGTTTTCGAGTAGTATATGCACCATAGTCGGCAGCATTGAGAATGCGGAAATCAAAGTTATAGCCATACTTTCTTACGTTGCGTACCCATCTTTGATATAGCCTACCTTTATCCATGCTGATAGGCTTTCCGTTTTCGTCCATATCACCCCATGACATAAACTCCTCAACATTTTCAATCTGGATATAATCTGGATTAATAGCTTCAATGTAACGAAAAAGATGTTCTGCCAGTGTCCGACTGTCAGCATCACGTGGCTGTCCACCTTTTGCTTTGCTAAAATTAGTACACTCCAAAGAAGCCCAAAGAACTAAGTGAGCATCTGGATATAGTTGTTTCATTCGTTGTACGTGTGCTACTAGAGCTGATAGTTCCAGTGTGCGTATATCTTCAGTGAAATGCATTGCCTCCGGGTGATTGGCTGCATGGCTAGCGATCGCATTCGTATCGTGATTTACGCAAGCGATAATCTTTGCGCACTGTTCACCATTTATTCTCGCTGATTCTACTCCGGTGGACGTTCCTCCTGCACCACAGAATAGATCGACGTATAGTAGATTTATATTATTCATTTTAGATTTTGTTTATTAATACTCATTTGACATTCTCTCAACTTTTTGAGCAGGAATCTGCCGGGCTGGTTGATGCCGCCTTTTTTAATTTCGGCAATCAGCTTTTTACATTCTTCGAATAGTGTCGGGTCTTGGATATATAGGCGAACTGAATCTGCATCGGATTTTGTCAGGTTCATTAGCAGAAAAACATACACAAAGTAGTTTTCATGAGACATCACCCTTATTTGTCCTTCACGCTCCATTCTCTGTAGATTTTGGATGATTATATAGAAGTCACACATTGAGGGGTTGTCTAGCCATTGTTTGATGAGTCCCGTGCCGATAGATGATTCTTTACCGTTTTCGGCAAGGCGCATAGCTTCCCATACGTCATTTTCTGTTATACCCGGTTTACCACGCAATTCTGCCTTAATATCAAAATATTTTTCAGAAAAAGGAGACGAAGTTATTCTTCCTCCTCTGTCCGACGAAACGACCCCGTTAGGGGGAGTTTGAGGAGGTATTTTCTGTTCTTTTATTTCCTTTTCTTTTATTTGTGTACTTTCTGCGGAGTTTTTGGGCTTTTCTTCGGAAGAAATGCGTTTATCTTCGGAAGAAATAAGGTTAAACTCTGAAAATTCACACTTTCTTCTGCAATCATCACATATTCGTTTATAGCGTTCTTGTATTCCGATTGAAGTGAGAACTTTTTCCTTATCAAAGAGTTCTTTAGAAAACAACCCTAGTGCCAGGCAACATTTGACGACCTCCTGTATATACGCTTCTTCAAAACCGGTTTGTTCCGATAATATGAAGGGCAACTCTTCGTCCCACAACATGTAATACCCATTCTTATAGATAAGACAAAGCAGGAGAGCATATACAGTGACAGCCTTGCCACGCTGGTACTTGATCAGTTTCCTTATTTTTATGTCCTGAAAAAAGTCAACATCAAAAGGGAAATAGTCGAGCCCTTTTTTTACATTTCGTCCCATAATTCTGCATTTTTTAGAAACTCATCCACCTCACGAATGAAATCATCTAGCGAATGGCATACAACATATTTGTATTCTCTGTTTTCACAGATCATCTTTTGCCATTGTTTTTGCGATGGGGATTGATAGCCACCTTTCTTTTTCATTTCAATGAGTAGCGCACCGTAATCACGATTGCTTTTCAATAGGATCAGGTCGGATACACCGGCTATTACACCCTCGGCTTTAAGTTTTGATGCTGTTACAGCATCACGTCTACCACCATTTGGTACGGCGAATAGTCGACCTTTCAACTTCGGATACCTCAAATTGAAGTATTTTACACAAGCGCATTGTATGCGGTGTTCTTCATCGTTATGTTTTTGCTTCTTTTTTTGTTTTCTTTCCTTTGAGAGCATCTCTTCCAATGTCATGGCTGTTTTCATTTTTAGGTGTAACAATGGTGTCCTTTCCTGTTTTGTCGACTACGACTTTCTTTCCTCCAACTGTTATTGTTGTCTTACAACCTTCAGGAAGTGATTGGATGAAATTGCGTACAATAGGGGAGTTGGCATTTTCGCTGATGGTATCTGTTATGGATTCTTCGGCAGAATACGGGTAAACACCCATGATAGCGGTTTCAGCAACAGATGCAATTTGATAATCTGCCATGGTTCCTTTCATTCCTTCATCCAGCTTTTTCACTGCATCACGCAAGTCGGCAGCTTGTACCAATACTTGAGTGGAAGTCTTTTTTTCCGCACCGCTTTTATCATCCAGCGTGATGAAAATAAGTTTGCATTTGAACCAGCGGTCGGCACTTTCTTCGTCACTGGGGAAAAGTTCGCTATAGTTAGCACGTTTAATGTCTGATATAGTAAATTCTCCAGAGATAAATGGGGTCATTTCTTCGATGATCCGTGCTTCGGCTTCTGTAAAGCTAAGTGCATCGACAAGATAAGGTTCTGTAACTTTCTTGTTCATTCCATTTTCCATTACTCTTTCGTAACGGATTTTACATTCAAACCATGTGTGCATCATAAATTCATTCGAGCTTTAAGTTGTTTACTAATGATGAGCTTGGCAGAGCGTTGAGCTGGAATAACAACTGTTGTTCCCTTGCTAATATTCCGTGCTTTCTTTCTTTTGGAGGTGTGTGCCTTAATTGTGGCAAAACCACGGATATAAACACTCTCACCTCTACAAAGAGAATTTTCAATAGCATCAAAAACGCAATCTACGGCTTGAATAGCTTGTGAACGACTAATAGTCGTATTGTTGATGACGTGTTCAACGATTTCAATTTTCTTCATTGTTGTATTTTTATTAAAATGGTAAATCACTTCCGTTAGGTCTACAATCCTCAATTTTGTACTGAGTATCTTCAATTGATTTTATTGTACATAAAACGTATGCTTTCTTCTTAAGAAGAGTAGCAAGTCTTTTCGCTTCATTTTCGGCGCTTTCCAAATTCTCATGTTTGTAGGTAGGAGTGGCGCATCCTTCTACAAATACCATATAAAATTCATCCATAGCTCTATTTAGTTATTTATAAATAGCCCGCATTTCCCGTTAATTTGGTTTTCCTCTGCTACTGTTTCGACCTTGTAACTCGTACTGCCAACGCAAGCAAGACTAACGAGGATAGATGGTATCTTAATGTTTGTCGATGTTGGCCATCTGTTCCATTCCAAACTTACTGATTACTACAAGGTGTTTACGGGCTATTTTATTTTACTTCTATTCTAATTGTTTTAAATAATATTTGCACTTGAATCCTTTTCGTGGTGAAAAGTCGGCAAAATCACAAGATTTAAATATTTGATGTTTGTTAGCCCACTGTGCAATATCCTTTTCGTATAATGTTGGTTTGCGATCATTATTAAAGTCTCGGTATGGTTGTACAAAAGGTGAGATTCCCAACTCCTTAAGTCGGTTTAACCGATATATATCTTGTTCAATTGTTGAGTTAAAGCCGACTAGAACATAGCAAGACAAATTACGAGGTTTGATATATTTAGTCACTTCTTTTAGCTTTTCAGTAAGGTCAATATCCGGTAAATCCCAAGCAATGTGGATTCTTCTTTTCAATTTCAACTTACTCAAGTAAAATGCTTGCTCCTCATTCATGATCCTGACATCAACACCATGGAAATTAACCATTTGTCCAGCTTTTATAAGATAGTCAATAGCTTCTTTCCATCTCGGGTTTGCAAAGAAGTTGTTGTCTAATACTTCTATCCATTCTCCCTTGGGATTCAGGTCTACAGGGTGGACGGACCGGATGTAGCCCTCTTTTTCCCGAACCAGACAAAATGGGCATTTCCGGATACAGCCTCTTGAAAAGAACTGAATAGAAAAATGATATTGTGGATAAATGGAATAATCCATGAGTGTGCTACAAGATATTTCAAATGGAAGCTTCTTATGAATATCATAACCGGTTCCTCCTTTTTCGATAATATCAGCTTGTAATGTCATATAATTAAAGTCTGGAGTGAAAGTAAACACTTTGCTCGCTAGAACTTTATCATATCTGTTGAAAGGAGTAGCCCATTCTACTTGATCGCCTTTTGCCTTATGATATGCAGAGGCACGCATAAGAGCGAAGTTTGGAAAGTTATGACCGTCAACGTCTATTAATCCAATGTTCATTACCTATTGTTTTAAATTATTATTCACCCAGCATCGTATTATACATCGCACGCTTCAAATCCGGGCGCCAGGCAAGACAAGACTCTTGCGGATCGCAGAAGATGTCAATCAGACATTCGGCGGCAGTAACAACGCGCTGCCAGTTGCTGCATCCGCATAATCTCATTCTGCGTTTAATAAACTCGTATAAGACAAGACGGTTGTCCACTTCATCCTCATCACAGTATTCTTCCTCGGCTATTTCTTTACGGATGGCAAGAAGTTCCAGTTTATCCTCGTTGTCATCATCCCACTCTGTCCAGCTTTCCTCATTACTCCACCTATTATTGAAGAGTTCCTCCATCGGAGAAAGCAGATTGTATACTTTCTCAAAGTCATTCTTGGATGCTTTTGCTATTGTTATTTGATGTGTTGCCATATTATTTTTATTCTTGATTTGAATCGGTAGATAGAAGTAAGACGATAGCTGCAATGGCAAAAGTCATTCCTAAGATGGCATACGTATATGACTTAGATGATTTGGATTCTAAGGCAAAATGAAAGTTCAAAGCAAAAAGGATGACATTTAAAACCACAAATATTATATCGAAATAGATTCTCATATTACTTTATTTACTGGTTACTACTAATTTTTTATTCAGTTTTTTTATTAGTTGTCTTATTACCCATGCGCGACATACATTACGTTGTCCGGGGTGATTGTCATACATTCTTGCAGCGTCATCAAGATATTTGATAATTTTCTGCATATCTGTTTTGCATACTTCCATTATCCTGATGCTGTTAAGAATGATTTGACCAATTCATTGAAATACATTTCATCGGTCGGAATATCATCGTCAGAGTTCATAATCTCGGATGCGATGGATTTCTTACGGTGAATAAGAGAGTATATCGTATGGTCGATTGTACCACGACCAAGCAGATAATAACAGGTTACATTGTCCTTTTGCCCTATACGGTGTGCACGGTCTTCACATTGACAGCAATCTGCATATGTCCATGCAAGTTCAATGAAGGCTACATTTGAGGAAGCTGTGAGTGTGAGACCAACGCCGGCTGCTTTAATGGAACAGATGATGAGCTGCACATTTGGGTTGTTTTGGAAAGCATCCACAGAAGCCTGTTTGTTTATTGCGCTATCGCGCCCTGTAACCGTGACGGCTTTCGGAAATACCCTTTGTAGTTCATCCACAATCTCATGAAGCGAGCAGAACACAATCAGTTTTTTGCCACTGTCAAGGAATGTCTTGATAAAGTCTACAGCTTGTGCTATTTTACCTTTGGTGGCCAAGGAACGAAGCGTCATGAATCTCACAAGTGCTTCCATACGCATCTTGCGGCGTATTTCCCAATCTGTACATTCTGTATATTCCTGTAGGTATGTAGCGAGATCGGAAGCTGCAAGATTATATTCGGCACTGTTGGATATATCGACATATAGGTCTACTCGTGTTTTATCAGGTAGCTGGGGAAGTACCTTTGCTTTTTCACGGCGTATCATGCAAGTATCATAGAGTTGCCGAGATAGTTCGGAAAGTGGTACAGCCGGTTCTGCATCCTTGTCTTTTGGGTCAGTGCAATAGTCAGCTATGAATTTTCCGCGACCGCCAAAGTCGTTTAATCTGTTCATGATAGAAAGTTGTGCTATCAAATCCTCCGGACGGTTGACAACGGGGGTACCTGACAGGAGTATTATCCATTCCTTGCCAACAGACAAACCTTTGGTAAAGATTGTTTGCTGTGCAGACGGGTCTTTCACACGATGGCTTTCGTCGATGATGATTGACTTGAACATTTGTATTTGAGGACAGAATACAACATCTTTAAGACGGAACAGCTTACTTTCCGCTTTGATGTCCCAAACAAAATATTTGCGCAAACTTTCGTAATTTACCACTGCTACCTGATGCACTCCCATAGATAACAAGTAATTCCATGTCGTACGTACAGCATTGTCAAGAACGACCGCTGATTTATCCGTGAATTTCTCGAACTCGCGTTGCCAGTTGATTTTGAGCGAGGACGGGCAGATAACAAGACAAGGATATGCATTGGCTGTATCAACAATGCCGATACTTTGCAATGTCTTTCCTAATCCCGGTTCGTCACCGATAATAAGACGGCGGTGTTCCAGTCCATAAACTATACCTTCACGTTGGTAGTCGTATGGTTCAACGCGCAGATGATGTTTGAGTCTGTTCATTGTATTTCCATCCATTAAGTTCATAAACACGTTTCTTTGCTTTCTCACGGTCGTAGAAGATTGGCTCGTTAAGTACCGGAGAGGCTGACTGAAAATTATCTGTTACCTCTGTATAGCGGTATATACGGAATCCTCGTCCGTGTGGAGAGTAATGATATTGTCCTACCTGTGGTTTCATTTGAATTCTTCTATTTCTGTGATTAAATCATCTTTGTCAATTCCTTTGATGTACTTATTGAGAACAAGGTCAATGCATTGGTTATAGAACCTCTCAAATTCGTGTTGTTCCATGGCGGCAAACGATATACTGAGATACTCTATTTCATGTTCACCATATTCGTTGAGAGTGTTAGTGAAGTAGCCAAGGTCACGTTTGAATCTGCGAAGCATATCCTGTTCATTATGTATATGCCATTTTTCGACTAATGGTAGGGGCAAATTGTCGAAAGTAAGGCGTACCAAAGCGAAAAACTTCTTGTGGTGCTCATAATTGCGGGGATTGCTAACCTTACACTTGACTACATTACCAATCTTCAAGTGTTTCTTTAGTTCGAGGTCTGTATTATACAGAGGAACTAATCCATATTGAGTTACTTTGCAATATATATCCATTGTTAATTGTCTTGTGGAGTTAAACACCAGTACTGGAAAGCCAATTCTTCATATTTCTCGCGTCCACGGTTGTAGACCTTATCATCCCGATTGATGAACTTCTTGAATACTTTGCAGTTCTTTTTGCTGATAGCATAAATGAAATCACGGTTGGAACCTGCAATGTCCATATACCAAGCACGACTCCTGTCCCAATCGAAGAAGTCAATCGCTTCTTCAAACTGTTGCTGTGTTGAGGCAAATGTGGTTTTAAGATCACCGCCGAAAAGACCGAGCCACCAATCCCACTTACATCGTGTATCAAGTGAAAAGGGGAAACCACAATAAGTAAATTGTTGTTGTGTGTTTACCATGAAACGCTGTGTTTCGGCATAACCAAGCACTTTAAAAAGGAACTCATCGCGGCGTGCTTCCATGCGAAGTGCCTTCTGCATTTCTTGTGCATGTCGGAACTCATCTTCGGTATATTGTTCATCATCTACTGTTAGGCGGTAGTAGTCTACTCGTGCTGGTTCGGTAATAATTGCATCTACCAGCGAGCCGAAACGAAATGCAGCTTCTTTATCACCGAATTGCATCCGAGGATGGAGAATGTTTTTTAGTTCAGTGAGGTCAGAGTTACTAACCTCACTACGATTGTAATATGTATCGGGATTGTGACTCATGGTTACTTTGCTTTCACATCGTCAATATATTGTACACTCTCATTTTCAATATAGACACTATCCTTGCTAGCCAGTTTTTCACAGAACGTAATTTGTTTCTTGAATAACTTACTCAACTCTTCAACCGAAAGTGTGCACCCTTCTTTACTCCACCACATTGAGAGTATTGGCATGATACCTTCAGGGTTAAGTAACTCTATCTTTTGAGTGACTTTTACTTTGGGCTGATAATTCTGCATAGAAGCCTGTTCAGAAAATAATCCGTTCATTTCAGCTTGCTGGCGTGCCATTTCCGCCTTTTGCTTTTCTTCCTCTTCTTTGCGTTTGCGTTCTGCCTCTCGCTCTTCGGCTTCCTTGCGTTGGCGTTCTTCCATTTCAGCTTTGACACGTGCAGCTTCGGCCGCATCAGCTTGTGCCATGCGTTCGAGGTTTGCTTTCTTTGAGGGCAGACGGTCAAGAATGAAATCCTTGTTGTCTTGGATTTCTGCAGTGTATTGTTCGGTAAATTGCTTACCAAGGCGTTCCTTTGTGTCAGTTTCAAATTGTCGAAGCTCGTCTACCGAAATATTGGCAGGTATACGGATGAGAGTATGAAGATTATGTAACCAGTCAGCAGGAAGAGAAACCGAAAAGTTCTTTACCTCACTGTACACTGTGTTATAGTTCTCGAGCGTAACACTGTTATCCTTTGTAGTGAGCCAATTGATGGATTGATTGAGATATGTTTGGAATTGTGCCTTAAAATCCCCTTCAATGTCTTGTCTCAATTTTATACGGGCTTGTTCCGCTTGTTGACGTTTGTACTCTTCCTGACGGCGTTTTTCTTCTTCGGCACGTTTCTTTGCTGCATATTGGTTACGGTATTGTTGGAGTTTATAGGGGATAGTATCAACTTTGGTTGGGTCAATAGCATTCTCTATTACCGTAAACTCTCGACGGATGTCATCAAAAAGTTTTGTGACAGGCGAACGTTTCTCGTTCATTTTCCTGACTGTTTTACGTGCTTTTTCAATGAAAAGAGCTGCTTCTTTGTCAATTTCGTCCGTCATCCCACCATTAGCTGTAATAGTATTGAGTATGGATTGTCCGGCACTGATACATCTTTCACATGACAGTTTATTGTCATTATATGATTGTGGAGCAGCAGACACTATGGTTTGTATATTTTCCTGCTTGATGATTGCTAATTCTGAAGACATATGTACAATGTATTAAGGTTAGAAAGTATCATCGTTATCTCCTTGACTTGCTGGGTCAATAGTTACCCCTGCCGACATGTCAGGTTGAGGCGCGAAATGCTGCTCTTCTTGCTTTTCCTGTGGTTCGGGTTGTGTGGTATCGATTCCACTGTAAGGATCGAAACCTCCTTGCGGGGTTTCAATGATGTCGGATTCCATGACGGAACCTTTACCGATATTGATTTTAGGATAAGTCTTGAAAGCGTGTTTGATGCATTTGGCAATGAGGAAGCCGGTATCAATCTGCCCATTGATATTGTAGAGTGCATTGCTTTTCACTACAGTTTCTCCGGTGCGGCGGTCTTTATAGGAATTTTGTTTCTCTGAATAACCTTGTAACCGTTTCCAGTCGGTTTCTGTCATAACAGAATAGTCAATTGACCCATCTGCACGTGTGATTTTGACAAAGCAAGCAACAATACGGTCGCTTTTGCGAGGAAATGCAGACATATAATTGACAATCTTCACTCCGTTCTTCTCTCCATATTCAAAACTATCTCCGTCATAGACGATAACTGGATTGTCGGCATGGCGTATTTGTCCAACTTTTGCACGCAGTACCAGCTCTCCATATCCGGAGATAGCGAGGCTGCATACTTTCTCCCAAACTTCTTTGCCGTTTGAATCAACTCCTACTTTGCAGTTACGGGTAAGAAGATAACACAGTGCTTGCGCACCAGGAGCCAATGTGATACCTTTGACAGCAAGGTCAATAAACGCATAGAAGATAGATGTTCCGGAGCATAAGCGCAACTCATCTTTGTCGCGTAACTGCTGGTTGAAGTAAATAGCTTCACGTTCATAGACGTTTTCTCCTCCTTCTTTCCAAATGGAATTATACACGCTGATAAACTGGCTACGTACACGTTCATTGCGTATTACGTCAATTGCTTTCATTTGTTGCAATTCTTTGGCCAATGAAATAGCATTGCTCATAATTAATAATTTAAAAGGTTTATAATACAGTTTGCTTTTGTGACCCGAAGCAGATTTGAACTACTACTTTCAGTTGATGTGCTACCATTACACTATCAGGTCTGATTGTCACTTGAAATAATCTTGTTTCTTCTGTTGAAGAGCGCGTAACTCTACTGTGCGATATTCAACTTTGCCCGGACGCTTACAGGGATTTATTTTACCCTGTTTGCGCCATCTATCCACATTACCGCGACCGAACATTGCGTATGCTTGTCGCTGACTAACCATTTCGGGGTCGTTGCGTGTGTCAGCAAGCATTCGAACCACTGATGTAGCAACATCGTGGATGAATGTGTCATAAGTGACAGATTTATCTGTGAAATCAAGTGTGAACATAGAGTGTTACTTTCTTTTATTATTGTGACAATGCATCGTAATATTGTTTATTGGCCATATATTCATCGGCTATTTGGCGGTCGGTGCATCCATTACCGAGTTTCAGATATATAGCCTCGTATGCCTCTTGTGGCATAGCATAAACTATTTGTTCTGTACGATCAGTGGTACCTGCTATACCAAGTAAGCAGAAGAACATAATGAAGCCTGCTACAAAAACGACGATTTGTTTAGTGACTCTGTTGAAATTCATATGATATCATTTTAATCGGGTTACTGTTATGGTGCGTTTTTCGCGATCAGTCTCTGTTTGATACTTGCGGTCGAGAATTAACCCGAGGTCAGACGCCTGGGCACGCACACTCTTGGTTTTCGCTATGGGGAAAGTAATCTCTCCGCCTACTTTCAAATCCGTTAAAGCTGGACGTACTTTTACTTGATTTTCTGCCATTTTCTTTGAGGTTTATGGTTTATTGTTTAACTTTATGCTGCAAAGATAATCAATCTACTTGATTATAAGAGTAAATATACTGATTTAACAAGTGAATTAACTATTATTAAAACATGGAGACCATAAACGACAGGCTGCAATGGATTGTCAATGAAAAATTTGATGGTAATAAAGCTGCTTTTGCAAAAGCCATTGGAATCGTGCCAACAAGTATATCTAATTATTTAGGAAAGCAAAGAGCGTCTAAACCTTCCGTTGATATGATTGCTAAAATCGTCAATGTACTTAATGTGGACGCTCGTTGGCTTCTCACAGGGGAAGAGACAGCAAAAGTTGAGCAAGTTTTAACTCATGGTGATTTCTCACCGGCTTCAATCCATGGGGATGCGGTGAATGGCAACATGGATATTGCTGTTTTGCAAGAAAAAGTGAAACATTTAGAGGAACTTCTTGCAGAAAAAGAAAGATTGATAAGTGTTTTGATGGAACGGAAATGA